ATTCTTAATGACATGTGTACCGTTGATAAGAATTCAATGTTTATACGCAAGACAAACCTGCTGCTCATAGCAAGGCAGTCAGGAAAGTCTCATTTAGCTCGAATGCGATGTCTAGCAGGGTTATTTATGTTTGGTGAGAAGGACATCCTCATCATGTCCTCTAATAGAGCTATGGCTATGAAGTCTTTCAACATAATGGCTGACATTATTGAGCGAAACGACTGGATGAGAGCGCAGCTTAAAGATGGAGATCCTAAAAAGGGTATTCGTAGAACTAACGGCGATGAGCGAATCATTTTGGCTAATGGAGCGCAATTAGAAGTAGCCGCTGCAACATCCGATGGCGCTCGCGGTAGAACAGCCGATTTTCTATGGATTGACGAATTAAGAGAAGTATCAGAAGCTGCTATGGATGCTGCAAAAAGCGTAACGCTCGCACGAATGAATAGTCAGCGACTATTTACTAGTAATGCTGGTGATGCCTATTCCACAGTACTAAATTCCCTACACGAGTCTTGTAAGAATTATCCACCTAAGAGTTTAGGTTATTACGAGTATTCGGCACCAGATTTTTGCGACATTTGGGACAAAAATGCATGGGCACTTGCGAATCCGTCGATGGGATTTTTGATTTCGGTCGAGGCCATTGAGGAAACGATCGCATCATCAACACCAGATGCTGCTCGCACCGAGACCCTTTGCCAATGGATAAGCGCATTAAATTGCCCCTTCAGTACAGAGATTCTTGAAAACAGTTCAGATAGCACACTGGAAATGACTGTGGGGGCTTATACTGTATTCGGTTTCGATGTCAGTCCTTCAAGGCGAAACGGATCACTAGTCGCAGGACAACTTCTGCCAGATGGAAGGATTGGCATCGGGATCTTAGAGACTTATAGCTCTCAGGTTGCCATTGACGAGCTTAAGATGGCAGCAAGCATTAAATCATGGGTTGATCTCTACAAACCGAGGCTTGTCTGTTTTGATAAATACGCCACTCAGACTATTGCTGATCGATTGGCTAATTCTGGAGTTGTAGTCGAAGATGTATCAGGCCAGCAGTTCTATAAAGCCTGTGGAGACTTGCTTGAAGGATTGACTAATCTTAGAGTCGTTCACAATGGCATGAAAGAACTCGTTGAGCAATTTCAAAACACAGCTGCGAAAACTAATGACTCCGCGTGGCGTATCATAAAGAGGCGCAGCAGCGGCGATATAAGCGCGCCAATCGGATTAGCAATGTGCGTTACTAAGCTAATGTTGCCTCAGCCTAAGCCTCAGATTTACACTTAGACACGCCGACACCTGTATGTCTAACACTTGACATATGGTATCATTTATGTCTATGGGTATCTTTAGCAGATCAGAAGCTCCGAAGAAAACTAATTCGCTTCTGGCGCAATACGCACCAACCATTATGGGCGAGAACATGAACTCGCTTTACAACTACATCATGCCTCGCGTTAATCGCAACGAGGCTATGTCTGTGCCATCGATCGCTCGATGCAGAAATCTTTTAAGCTCTGTTGTAGCCGATCTGCCATTAAATTTGTATCGCAATTCAACTGGTGAAGAATTAGGAAATCCTCTCTGGGTTGATCAGCCAGCAATCAATCAGCCACGCTCTGTAACTATGGCATGGACTGTAGATTCATTGTTGATGTACGGCGTGGCTTACTGGCAAGTCACAGAAGTTTATGCAGAGGATGGCCGACCATCTCGCTTCCAATGGATTCCAAATGTCAAAGTAACATTTGAAACTGATTTATATGGCACAACAATTACTCAGTATTACATCGATGCTATTGCAGTGCCAATGTCCGGCATTGGATCACTCGTTACATTCCAAGCATTTGATGAAGGAATCCTAGAGCGCGGATCAGAGACAATTCGTGCAGCGATTGATCTTCGCAAAGCTGCGGTAATTGCAGCTTCTACTCCGATGCCTTCTGGAGTTATTAAAAACAATGGTGCAGATTTAGATCCTAAAGAAATTCAAGGATTATTAGCAGCATGGAAAAACGCTAGACAAAATCGTGCCACTGCTTACTTGACTTCTACTTTGGAATACACACCATCATCATTTTCACCTAAAGACATGATGTACGACAGCGCCCAACAATTCCTCAGTACGGAAGTGGCCAGATTATGCAACATCCCTGCCTATCTGTTATCTGCTGAGATGAATAACTCAATGACATATGCAAATGTGCTGGACGAGCGCAAGCAATTTTTCTCATTCAGTGTTGCACCTTATGTCAATGCGATCAGCCACAGACTCAGCATGGATGACATAACTGCCAGAGGAAATTCTGTGCGCTTCGATGTTGATTCATCTTTCCTAAAGACTGATCCAATGGAAAGACTGCTAGTGCTAGAAAAGATGATTGCCATTGGTCTGATCACAGTTGAACAGGCTATGGAAATGGAAGACTTAACACCAAACGGAAGTGAAGGAATCGATGACTAACATCCTTACATTCTCTGCTGAACTAACTGCCAATGTAGAAGAGCGCACAATCTCTGGCAAGATAGTCCCAGCAGGTACAGGCGAAGTCGGTAACACATCGGCTGGCCGAGTGGTCTTTGAAAAGGGTGCTATTGCACTTCCAGAAGATCCTAAGACAATTAAACTACTTAACCAACACGACATGAAGCAGCCTTTAGGTAAGGCCACATCTTTTACAACAGATGACGATGGTATTTATGCCAGCTTCAAGATCAGTCGATCACAGCGCGGTACAGAAGCCTTGATCCTTGCCGAGGAAGGACTGCAAAGTGGTCTGTCTGTTGGTGTTGAGGTAGTTAAATCAAAAATGAAGGCTGGCGTTATGCATGTATCTGCTGCCAACCTATTTGAAGTTTCATTAGTAACTGAGCCAGCATTTAAGTCTGCTCAAGTTATTGATGTAGCGGCTGAGGAAACTCCAGAAGTCGTAGAAGAAAACCCAACAGAAAGCGAGACAGCTGTGGAGAATACTCCAGAAGCAGTTGCAGCACCAGTAGAGGCAGCAGCGGTTGAAGCTGCTCGTCCACCTGTGGTAACAGCAACGACAATCGTGCGTGAGCGCACAGCTCCAATTACAGGAGTGCAGTACCTAGAAGCAAACATCAAGGCAGCACTTGGTGATGACGAGGCTCGCCGCACAGTTCGTGCAGCAGATGACTCAACATCAACAAACACAGGCTTAACACTTCCACGCCACCTAGATACATTCATCACTGACACCTTCACAGGCCGTCCAGCATTTGAAGCATCTACACGCGCAGCACTTATTGATTCAGGCATGAGCTTCACAGTTCCTCGCTTGTACACAAACGCATCTTCAGCAGATGTTGCACCAACAGTTGCAGACACAAACGAAGGCGCAGCACCATCTGAGACAGGAATGACATCTGCGTACGACACAGTTGACATTAACAAGTTCTCAGGATTGCAACGCGTATCATTCGAGTTAATCGATCGTTCATCACCTGCATTTATGGAACTCATGATGGCTGAACTACGCAAGGCATACGAGAAGGCAACAGATACAGCACTTCTAAATGCTTTCATCGCAAGCGGTACAGCAGCAGCAACTACAGCAGCAACAGCAGCTGGATTGCAGTCATTTATTTCAACAGAAGGCGCAGCAGCATACAAGGGTACAGGCGGAGACTTTGCTAACAAGCTAGTTGCTTCAACTGACCAATGGGCTGCAATCACAGGATACGCAGACACAACAGGCCGTCCACTGTACTCAGCACAAGGTCCAACACAGAATGCAGCAGGAGCAGCACGCTCTACAGCAGTAGTTGGAAATGTTCTAGGAACAGATTTAATCGTTGATCACAACATCGCAGCATCAGGCGTAATCGATAACTCAGCGTTCTTGGTTGCTCCATCATCTGTATATGTCTGGGAATCACCACAGACACAACTTCGCGTCAATGTTCTAACATCAGGCGAGATCGAAATCAACCTTTACGGATACTTAGCAATCTACTTGGCTAAGTCAGGTAAGGGTGTTCGCAAGTTCAACCTAACCTAATTACTAGGTAACTAAGTCGCTCTCAGGGGTAGTAGCCCTCTACCCCTGAGAGTCTTTAGAAAGGATCATCATGGCATTAACTACAGTCGCAGAGCTTCGCTCTACGCTTGGTGTCGGCACTCTATACGCAGATTCAGTTCTTGAGTCTGTCTGTGATGCTGCCGATGCAGTTCTTTTGCCTATGCTCTGGACTAACACAACATTCAACATTGCACATAGCAACACAGCAACTACGGGAACACTTTACTTTCAAGACAAGGTAGAAAAAGTCTTTTATGTTGGCCAGACAGTAACTATCACTGGCAACGGATCAAAACACAATGGATCAAAGACTCTCACTGGAGTAGGCGATTACAACATCACTTACAACATCACTGGCAACAATAACACTCCAGCAGTAGAGCATCCAGTACAACCTTTTGGCACAGTCGCAGCAGATACTTATGTGGACTGGTCAGCAGATCAAGCAATTCAAAACGCAGCTTTGATGATCGCTGTTGAAATCTGGCAAGCTAGAACCGCTACCCTTTCAGGTTCTAATGCTATCGATTTCCAGCCTAGCCCCTATCGGATGTCAGCACAATTGTTGGCAAAGATCAGGGGCCTGATTTCCCACGCACTTGCACCAACATCGATGGTGGGATAATGCCAGTTGCTATCACTACCCTTAGAACTACTTTAGCAACAGCCTTAGTAGATAACACTAAATACCAAGTTTTTGCTTTTCCACCTGCTGTAGTTCTTGCTAACTCTGTGATCGTCTCTCCAGATGATCCTTACATAACACCTACAAATAATCAGCACATTGGTATTAGTCCTATGGCATCCTTCAAGCTGCTAATTGTGGCGCCACTTTTCGATAACGAGGGTAACCTCAATGGCATAGAAGATTTTGTTTGTGGCGTGTTCGCTAAGTTAGCAGCATCATCTTTGACCTATAATGTAAGCGCAATAAGCGCACCTAGTATTCTCAACGCTGCTTCGGGTGACCTACTCAGCTGCGAGATGTCCGTATCAATCCTTACGAGTTGGAGTTAACATGTCCGAGTGGGAAAAAGAGAACGAAGCCTTCCTGATCAAGATCGGGCAGGTAGCACCAGCATCAAAGCCAGCACCTACTAAGAAAGACGAGGAATAATCTCATGGCTGTATTTCTAAACAACAAGGTCGGCGTGAAGATCAATTCTGTCGATCTATCTGATCATGTCACAGCAGTTACAATTAACCGAGTATTCGATGAACTAGAAGTAACTGCGATGGGTGACTCAAGTCACAAGTTCGTAAAGGGCTTAGAGTCATCAACAGTAACTATCGACTTCCTAAACGACACAGCATCAGCAAATGTATTGGCAACACTACAAGCTGCATGGGGAACTACAGTCACAGCTGTATTCCTACAGGAAAAGGGAACAGCAGTATCTGCTACAAACCCTCTCTATACTGTTTCATTGTTAGTCAATAACACAACAGACATCAATGGTGCTGTTGGAGACATTGGCACACAGAGCATTACATTTACTGCTAACTCAGCAGTTGCAGTAACAACAACAGGTACATTCTAAACAATTAAACAAAGGGGCTAAACATGGCAAAACTAAAGATCGTTCGACAAGATGGAAGTGTATTAGAAGGCGAGATCACCCCAGCGGTGGAGTACGCGTTCGAGATGTATGCTAAAAAGGGTTTCCACAAGGCTTTCCGCGATGAGGAAAAGCAATCGGATGTTTATTGGCTGGCATGGGAAGTCACACGCAGATCAGGTGAATCTGTAAAGCCATTTGGGATGGACTTCATCGAGACACTCAAAAGTGTTGAGGTGCTTGATTCCGACCCTTTAGCTTAAAGCGCGATCTTCCGCTCACCTACCTTATTGCTAGGCTAAGCATAAGGTTAGGGATCGCGCCACAACATTTATTAGAGTTAGACAAAGTAATGCTAGATGCGTTACTCATTGGCTTACAGGATGAAGCAAAGGAGATCAAAGATGCCAGCAACAGTAAAAGGCGCCGTTAATCTCCGTAAATCATTAAGAGAGTTCACTCCAGACTTGGCTAAGAAACTGCCTAAAGAAATTGGCGCAGCACTTAAGCCAATCACAAAGTCTGCCAAAGGTTATTTGCCGGATAGAGGTCAAGTCCTAAGCGGATGGCTACCTCGTCAGATGTCAGAGGCAACCTTTCCAGCCTATGATCCTAGAGTGGTCAAATCAGGCGTAGGGTATAAGACAACACCATCAAAGGCTAATAGCAGAGGTTTTAGATCATTAGCTCGCGTGTTTAACAAGACAGCCGCTGGAGCGATCTACGAGACAATGGGGCGCAAAACTCCAGATAGTCCATTCGTTAAAAATCAAATGGCTAAGTCTGGTGGGGTAATGCGTGGTCAAGGCCTAATGAAAGGCCGCGCACTTTATCGTGCTTATGATGAGAACAATGGCAAAGCCAGAGTTGCAGTATTAGAAGCAATCCAAAGCGCAGCTAGAAGGCTTAATGATCGAGCTACGGTGAGAGGTTAATCATGGCAAATGTAGTCATTGACATCGCAACGGAGTTCACGGGTAAAAAGGCTTTTAAGCAAGCCGAGACTGCCACAGATAAATTAACTAGAAATGTAAAAAACCTTGCTGGCACTTTTGGCTTAGCCTTTGGTACTGCTGCAGTCCTAAACTATGCAAAGACATCTATCAAGGCAGCAGCCGATGATCAGAAGGCTCAGAAGCAATTAGCCCTAGCGCTTGAGAATGTTGGCCTTGCTAGAGATGTTGCAAGTACTGAGCAGTACATTTCAAGGCTTCAATCCGAGTTTGGTATTCTTGACGATTTACTTCGCCCTGCCTATCAGAGGTTAGCGGTAGCAACACAAAATTCTGCGGAAAGCCAGAGATTACTCAACCTTGCATTAGACATTTCAGCCTCAACTGGCAAGGATGTTAATGCGGTTACAGTTGCTTTAAGTCGTGCCTATCTTGGCAATAACACAGCACTTACTCGTCTAGGCGTTGGACTCAGCAAAGCTGACCTAAAGACCAAGTCTTTTGAGGAAATTACAACACAGTTAGCAGATACCTTTGAAGGCTCTGCAAAAGCCGCTGCACAGACATTTTCAGGCCAGTTAGCAATCCTATCTACAGGAGCAGCAGAAGCCTCAGAGATCATCGGCACTGGCCTTATTGATTCACTTAAATTGCTTAGCGATGGTGGGTCTATCACTAATGTAGTAGCAGACATGAAAAGCCTTGCAACAGCCATTTCTGACACTACAACAGGCATAGCACTATTTGTTAAGCAACTCAAAGACATCCCAGTTGTAGGCTCTGCTCTAAGTTTTCTATTTGATGATTTAGGCTCTGGCATCATCTTTACTAAGTTAGGCAAGGAAAGACGAGAGCGCCTTGCTTACAATAAAAATGAGCATAAGGCTAGAGAGCAAGCCGTTAAGTCTGATACAAAGATCACTAAACTAGGCACAACTCAGTTATCTACTGCCAAGAAGTTATCTGCAACCCAAAAGCAGATAGCAGCTGAAAAGAAGAAGCAAGAAGCTCTAGACATGGCTGCTCTAGTACTTGCGCAAGGCAAAAAAGTATTTGACGAAGAAGGCATTCAGTTAGCAGCTGCCGCTCA